GCCCCGCCGCCCCGCCCCGGCCGCCGCCAGCCGCCGCCGCTCCCCACTCCCTCCACACTCCCCCGCGGCCCAGAAGGGGGTGGGGGTGCCGCCTGTCGCTACGCGACTGGCCCAGCGAACACAAAATGATTTTTTGAAATTCTGCAATTTTGAATTCTCAAACTGAGAAATCGTGGTTTCACCCAAATTTTAAAAATGCTGTTATTGTGTTGGCAGAAAAGGGGAGGGAAATAGACGTGAGCAAGGAGAGTACGGACGGGATTTTGAAGATGGTGAAGGTGAAGTATTACAGTGCGGAGCATGAGCGGAAGGGGATGAAGCCGGAGACGGAAGTGGTGCATGGTTGGGAGTACGACCCGGTATTGAAGGTATTGAAGCTGAAGCGGGTGTTGAATGGGAGATTGGTAACGAGGGCAGTGGTAGGTGAGTGTTTGTGGGCGAGGGAAGAGGGGTAGGGCGCTCGCTGACGCTCGCTAAGCGGTTTTGGGGGGGTGTTTTGTGGATCCACGGACGGTTTTGGAGTTGCTGGAAGCGCGGGGGTTTTCATGCATCGGTCTGATCTTCGGTAATGACGACGGCGAAACGATTATGGTCTGGAAAGAGTCGGTTCCGGAGGAGGTTCGCCAGGAGATCCTCGAGGAGGCCCTATCGGGGAAGTTGAACTATTCAAGGATCAAGTCGCAATAGAGGGGGGGGGGTTGGATGCTGAATCCTGTTTTGGTGGTTTTGTTGGCTGGTCAGATGGTGCATGGCCAGAGCCAGGCAGTAACGATTGGGGGTCACTTGAATGTGACGAACCAGGCTCCGGCTATTCAGGGGACGGAGAAGGCGCACGACTACCGGTTTGTGGGTGAGCCAGAGAATCGGGTCTTGATTCAGGACGGCAACGATGTGATCGGTCACTGCCGGCGGCTGGATTACTCGCTCGACAACTGCACTCTCTCAAACGGGCACGACTGGCAGGATTTGGTTCGCGCGGCTGTGGCTAAGGGATACGTGCCCCTGGGTCTGGAGAAGAAGGAGTTGCACTGCGCGCAGTACGAGCACGTCGAGCATTGGCCGGGTAATTGTGGACCGGCTGAGTGCGACACGACTACCGGGACTTGCTATGCGTCCTGCACGACTCCCCCACCGGACAAGTGCGTTCCGGACATTCACGAGGTCACTGAGAAAGAGTGGCAGAAGATGCTCTATGAACAGAGGATGCTTCGGGACATCATCATTCAAAACCTGATCAATACCCAGGATTTGAAGAAGCTGATCGATAAACGAAAAGGAGGAAAGTAATGCCGTCGAACGACCAAACAGTGCTTGCAATTCCGCACATCCAGTGTCCGAGCTGCAAGATGTCTATTCATGTTGGAAATTTGACAGTTAACAAGTTTTCAAAAGCGCAGCGAAAGGCGCAGCTTGAGTCTTACAACTCTTGCTCACCGGGCAGTTCACAAGAGAGTTACATCGATAACGACATGAGTACTGAGTACTCTCCCGAGCAGGAGTTCGTTATCATCACTTGCGACAACATCGCCTGCAAGCAGTACAACGTCTTCAAGGTTCTGAAGCTGCCGAAGCTCATTGTGCCGTCGATGCGGGTTTCTTTGGAGTAGCCATGTTTGTGATCATCGGGGAGCGGTCTCGGGCCGCTTCCGACTCCCGGCAAAATCTGTGCTTGAAGTGCTGGAACTACCACGGTCGCAAATATGCGATCGATGACAGCGAAGTGCATCTGTGCTGCACGATGAGCAATCACCCACAGCGGCTTCGCGGACCGGTGTCGCAGTGCTCGGACTTTCAGGACAAGTCCAAGCCCAACAAGCACGAGCTCGACAAGATCGCCTGGATCATCGATCCGAACCACAAGAAGGTCGGATTCATTCCGCCTTCCGAGAGAAAAGACTTGAAACACGACGACTAAAAGCAAGGGAGGAAAGAAGGAAATGGGAGCAACCTCAGAAGTGGGGCACGTCGGTTTGAGAGCGATGCCCGAGTACCGGTCGGTCAAGACGGTTTACGCCTTGAAGATCCGGAAGATTCACCGCAGTACAGTCGACATCGAGCTGGCGTTTGAAGAAGATGGGTACGCCAACAAGATCATCACCAACCACGAACTTGAAGGAAAACCGAATCCCCAGGACGGATGGTATTTCGTCCGGTATACGGATGGTTACTTCAGCTTCTCTCCGGGTCCGCAGTTTGAGGCAGGAAACGTTCTGAAGTCCGAGTGGCTTGAGAAGGCCTCCCGAGCCGCGCAGGAAGCGAACTTCCAGTTGTGCGTGGCGATCGGGGATCCAGCAGACCACTGGGACGATGCTCCGGAAATCCTGAAGCAGTCGGTTCGAACCGGGGTCATGGGGATCATCGCAAACCCGAGCATAACCTCTGAAGAGAGCCATCAGAAATGGCTCGATTACAAGAGGGCGGAAGGCTGGAAATACGGCCCGGTCAAGGACGTTGAGAAGAAGGAGCACCCCTGCTTTTTGCCCTACTCTCAGCTTCCCATCAACCAGAGGTTGAAGGACCACCTGTTCGGCATTGTGGTGCGCGCTGCCCTGAATTTGTAATTCAGTGGTAGATTTGTGTTGGCAGTTCTCTTGAACGTTACCCAAAAGGAGTGAAAGGTATGTGTCAGAACGCAAAGCAGACCGCGATCAATCTTCTGACCGCGATTGAGCCGACCATCGTAGCCCTCGGAAAGCAGTTGGGTCTTTCAGCCGATCCGATCTTTACGACCGTCATCACCGAGTACAACAACGCTCTCACGGCATTGCAGAGCTGGGTCCCCGGAAACGTGGCTACCGAAGTCGAACAGGCATTGAGTGTTCTTCAGACGGCCGTCAGCTCTCTTCCGATCCCGGCGAGCATTCAGACCTTGGTCAATATCATCCTCGCCGGCCTCACCGCGGTTGTGGGCGTGATCAGCGCGAACTCCCCGGCGCCACTTCCGGTCAATCCTCCGACTCCGACTCCCGCAGCAGCCAGCGCCGAAGAGACTCAGGGACAGTTTGCGGCTCACGTTGCGGCAGACACCGCCGCGCGCGTCGAGGCTCTGGTTCCCGGCTTCAAGCGCTCGATCTTCCACTCCCCCCAGCACCAGTACAAGACGGTCTGGAACGACGAAGTCAAGCATCTCGGTTTGCCAGAGGAAATGCTGGCAGAGTAGAAACCCTCGGGGACACTAGAAGGCTTGGTGGAGATAAAGGGCCATGTGGGCAACGGTGATTCTGATTGGAGCTGGTTTTTTGGCAGTCATTATCATCGTTGCCCGCATCTACGCGGATGTAATCAATAACGCCATCAATCCATTCGACGAGTGAGGTCAGAATGTCATTTGAAGTGTTCAAGGGAGGCAAGCTTGCCCCCAAGCGCCACATGATGATGCCAGCTCTCGGAGACTTTCTCGACCGGGCAATCGCCTGGCCTACGGTCCCGGCAAAGGGTTGGGAGTTCGCGGTTCCCTCATCCGACATGGACATCCTCGGAAACGACCAGTTCGGTTGCTGCGCCGAGGCCGGAGCCATGCACCTGATCCAGGCTCAACAGGCCAACGTGGGACGCAGAGTCGTTCCAACCAAGGCCGACACCCTGAACCTCTACACGGCTGTGACCGGGTTCAAGTCAGACGATCCCTCAACCGACAACGGCACCGTTCTTACCGACCTTCTTAACTACTGGCAGGCAACCGGAATCACTCTGGGTAATGTGGTTCACAAGATCGCCGGGTACGCCTCGGTCGACATCTCGAGCGTGGCGCAGATGCGGTTTGCGGCTTACACCTTTGGTGGGCTCTACCTTGGCATGAACTGCCCGAAGCAGGCCGAGATCAACGTCAACAACTGGAACTTCGATCCCACCAATCTACCGATCGCCGGAGGACACTGCATAATCCAGTGCGGGGAAGGCGCGGCTGGAGGGAAGATCGGAACCTGGGGTCTATGGATACCGTCAAGCTGGCGGTTCCTGCTCGGGACGCTCGATGAAGGTTACGTCGTGATCACCGAAGACTTCGTAGACCAGAACACCGGCAAGAGTCCTACGGGTTTGGACCTTGACGGATTACTCGCCCAGAGCCGTATGTTCCAGGCAAGCCAGAGGCCCAATTGATGTGGTTCGTATTCACAAGGGACGGCGTAGGGAAAATCGCTCCTCTCGCATCCGGAACGACGCGCGCGGAGCTTGAAGACCGCATGCCGCACGTCGTCCCTTGTTCGGTTGAAGGCGAGACGATAAACATGGGCTACCACGAGCTGAAGATGGACTGCCCATGCCACCCACAGCTAAAAGAGAAGGACGGCATAACCTTCGCCGTGCACACGACAAGGACCCAATGAAGGAATTTACGGATCAACAAATGGAGCTTCTAAAGGCCTTTGCCGACGGCGTTCACCGTCTGATCTTGGAGAACCCCGAAAAGGCCGTGCTCGTGGTTGTCGATAAGCATATCGGGGTAACGACTCTGCAGAACACAAACAGCGCTACGGTACTTCTGGGCATGCTCGACATGGCCAAGCTTTCTATCGTAAGGCTCCTAGAGTCGAGAACTCAGACAACTGCGGAAGTGGGACCGATGAGCGATCTGATCAATAAAGGGGGACCAGTCAACTAATGGTTACACTCACAATCAAGAACGGAGCCAGGCGCGAAGTACAGTCAGGGCTGGTAGACGTCAATGGTCCGGTTGTGGCGCTCTATGCTGTAACCAAGGGCAAAGACTCCCACCCGGAGCTGGTATTCGCGTACCACATGCATCCCGGCGACCAGGTCCAAAGCGACGGAAAGGGAAACTACTGTGTCGAGTTTTGAAGTTATCGATCGCCGCGGTTCGAACAAGAAGGAAGAGCCGGCTCCGGTCAAGGTCGATGTTAGGGTGTCGGAAGGCTCGACCGAGTGGCTCGAAACCGCGTACATCATCGTGCCGGGTGTTCAGACTCCGTTTGGTGTCTGGTCAATGGGAAGGTCGGTTGGAAGGCGCATGGACGGGCAGGGCCCGTTTGTGGCCGATTATCTTTTTGGGCCAATTTGGAAAGAGGATGAAGTCTGGCAACCGCATGCGAAGGAGCGCCTGGACACGTTTCTAGGTTGCGACTGCCGCTCCGGAAAGCAGGGCGGGATCTGCGTTGTTCATAAGATGTTGCTGGAACAATGGACGGTAGCGGATAAGCAAAGAATCGAGCTGATGTGTAGCTCACCGCTCCCTCCGGTTCTGGAGTCCCTGATGCGCGCCGAGCATAACATTCAGGGGCGAAAAATCGCAGTTCCTTGAGGGTCCCCTATGGAAGTACCAGTTAGGGCCACGGTTCTCATATACGGGCCAGCCATGATCAATGTGGTATCTGAACCAGTTATGCCTTGGGAGTACGATAGCTTGCCGGAGTTGGCGATTCGAATGTTCGAGACGATACGCCAGTTCGGAGGAGTAGGGCTTGCGGCTCCCCAGATCGGTATCTTCAAGCAGGTGGTCATGGCCCAGCTTGACGATGAATCGGTCATAACCCTAATCAACCCGGAGATCACCCGGCTGTACGGAAAAGAGATTGACGGCTTAGAGGCATGCCTGAGTATCCCCCCAGCCGGTAATCTCTGCATGGTTCCCCGATTAGAGTACGTAGACCTTGAAGCCGCTTCGCTTGAATTCCCAGACAAGAAAAAGCCCTACACGTTCCGGCTGATGTCGGCGCGCATCATGCAGCACGAAATCGATCACCTGAACGGAACGTTCTTCATCGATCGCATTCCGGACAGGAGACGACGAGAAGTGCTGACCAAGTTCAACGATTGGAAAACCGCGAGGCAAGCTCGCGCGGAGGAGAACGATGTTTCCAGACCACGCTCCATTGATAGCAAGCCCCGTAATCTGTCAGAAGTGCGGAACCGTTTTGAAACCCAAAATCATCAAGAACAAACGCGGGGTGACGCATCTCGAGTACTCATGCACCAACGCTGAGACCGGCTGCTCTTACCGGATCGAGACCAACGTCTACCTGAACGGCGAGATGAAGGGCGTACGCACAGACGGTTCCCCGGTAGTGATCCCATGACGGAAAACGCGGTTATTTTTGCTGTTAGTGGAGCGGTTATCGGACTCGCGATCGGCGAGCTCATGCGGTTTGGACGCAGAGTGTTTACGGCGGCCAGCAAGCTGACCGACACCTTGAACAAGGCCGTTCAGACGGCCCAGGCCTTCGAGGGCGACTTCCGCGAGATTCGGAACTGGCTTACGCAGTGGAACCCCACTCCTCCGGCTACGGAGCCCCAGGGATGGGAAGCCGTGGGCGGAGCGAACACGCCTCCCACGCCTCCCACGCCGCGCGCACCGGCTGGATTCCCGCCTCCGGACTACCGGATGTATGCAGTTAAGCCGGAAGAGCCCGAACAGGATGCGGAAGTAGAAACCGGAGACACGACTGGAAACGAGACTGATGTCCTCGAAGCCGATCTCCACGAAAAGCTTCGCGAGTCGGGGATTGAGATCAATCCTCCGGCCGAGCCGCCCCCAGGCAGAATGGTTGAGGCTGAATGAAGAAAGTCGCTAAATTGCCGGTCGGGGTAAACCTATCAGACCCTAGGCACCTGATGCGGTTCTTGAAGCGGGAGCGCGGCGACACCGATCAGGACATCGCGGCCGAGGAGCACGTGTCGGTCGCCACCGTTCGGAACTCGATCAAAGAGGTTCGCATCTTCCGGCAGGTGAACTCCCAGACCGAGATGGACATCGCCATCCGGAATGTGGTCATCGAGACGGCTCCGAAGATGAAGAGAACGCTCGACAGGCTCCTGAACGCGAAGAATATCGTGCGCGTAAAGAACTCGAAGACCGGAAAGGAAGAGGACATCCAGGTTGACGACAAGTCGACTCAGCTTGACGCCTCGCGTGTGGTCAAGGAGTTGATGATCGGACTACAGCCGAAGTCTCCAGTGGCCGTTGTCAACAACAACCAACAGAACAACAATGCCACAGTAGTGATGTCGAAGGCCGAGACGACGGAAGAGAGACTCGCCCGGCTCAGAAAGAAGGCGGCTGAGGCGAACCTTTTGCCGGCTGAGACCGCGGCGGTTCCGGATCACCTGGACCGCGACGAGACTCCGGAAGATAATGACGACGATCTCGACGAGGAAGAGGGTGACGACGAGGACGATGAATAGTGGCGATCACCCGGGCCAATCCGTACCTCGAAGAGATCATCGAGATACTCGACCATCACCGGTCGAAATACACGTCCGATGATGAGGCCCGGGCCTATCTGACCGCTGCCGACAATGCTTGGCTCGACGACGAATTCTATAAGTGCATAACCGAGCCTCGGTACTTCCTTTCAAACTACTACGCGATCCGTACCGAGGATCAGGGCTTCCAGGGCCTCTATCCGTTCTTCGATTCCCAGGAAATCCTTCACGATGAGCTGAGGAAGCTCGAGAAGACTCAGGGCAAGGTGCGCGCCATGGTGCTGAAGGCCCGGCGCATGGGATACACCACGTACATGATCGGGGAGTTCCTGCACAAGACCGCGATCAAGCTCGAGCACACCGATGCGATCATCGTGAGCCAGGACGAAAAAGGCGCGAAGTACAACATGGGCATGTACGAATCGGCCTTCGACTTCCTGCCTTGGTGGATGAAGCCGAGAGTAAACATTCACCAGACCGGAGCGGTTTACAACTTCGACGAGCAGGACGAAATCCTGAGAGCGACACGGCCAGGCCTGAAGAACTGGGTGTACGCGGACAACGCCAACCGGCCTTCAGGAGTGGGCCGTGGGCAGGGGTTCCGGTGCGGCATGCTCGATGAGCTGGCGTTCTGGAACAATGCCTCCCAGCTTTCAAAGTCGCTGCTAAGGTCCTTCCAGGCGTCAGACGGGTTCTATGTCATGGGATCGACAGCCAACGGCCGCAACGATGCGTGGCATAACCTGTGGCGCCGGGCCGAGCAGGGATCGATCGACTGGAACCCGATATTCATCCCGTTCTACCGGAGGCCGAAGACCTACTCTCTGCCGATCGCAAAGACCACGGTTTTCGTTCTTACTCCGGAAGAGACGGAGATGCGCAAGCAGGTTTTCGAGAAGGAATCGTATCTGATCACAAACGAGACCTTCAACTGGATGCGCAAGACGAAAGAAGAGTTTACGGCCACCGACGGCGACGACATGCTGTTCTCACAGGAGTACACGTCGAATGCCGAGGAGAGCTTTCAGAACTCGGCCTTGACGGCCATCCCGCGAGGAATCATCAACAAGTTCTCAAAGCGTACGGCCAACCCGAAGTGGATTGGAGAGATTCGATACGAGTTTGAGAAGAAGCGTCCGCACCTGATCATGCGCGACGTTGGACCCGAAGAAGACCTTCCGTATCCGGAGTTCGATGACCGGCTGAGCGTATGGGAAAAGCCGATGCGGGGATCGAGCTATTGCGTCGGAGTGGACGTTTCGCTGGGGAACCCAGGTGGAGACTACTCCTGCTGTCAGGTATTGAAGATTTCAAAGACTCAGGACCCGGACGTTCAGGTTGCCTGCTGGCACGGTCTGATCAATCCAGAAGACCTGGCGGAGATCGTTCTCGCTCTCTGCACGTACTACGAATACGCGATGGCGGCTGTCGAAGTGAACGCCATGGGCATGAGCACGAACTCGATCCTGATGCGTATGCACGAGTACGACAACATCTACCGGTTCAAGCGCATGGACCGCATGAAGCACTTCATCACCGACATCGTGGGCTGGCTTACAGACTACAAGTCAAAGCGTGCCCTGATTTCGAAGATGGACAAAGTGATGCGCTGCAATGCGATCGAGATTCCCGACGCGAAGACGATTGACGAATTCCGCGACTTTACCGAGGACGGGGCGGATGGAGAGGGAGCGCACGACGATTACGTGATGGCCTTGATGATCGCCGAGTACTGCGCGCACGAGGGCGAGTTCCAAGACAACCTAAGCTCCCAGGCAAAGAAGGAGCCGGAGGACGCAAACGAATTCCAAATTTTGGACCGCAACGGCGTGGTCCAGTTCGTATGCAAGTCGCAAGGGGAAGCCGAGTTCAAGGCCAAAAAGATCATCCACTCGCAGATCGTGCGCAAAGCCGGCGCGAAGGCCGACCTGGTAGTGAACGGAAAGAAGTTCCGGATCCCGTCAGATTTTCAGAACACAGACCACTCGATCTTCGATAAGGACGGCGTAGCGCGCCAGATGCAGGAAGACGGAATTCCGTCCGAGCAGATCACTCCCGAGCTGATGGCCGAATACGAAGCAAACCAAGAGGACACCGAGGAAAGCGAAACTTCATGGATGGCGGAATAGAAAGGAAATCCAATGCCCAGAGTTGCCACTGAGTACAGTTGCCCTTCGTGCAAAGCGCAGGGCCGGAGAAGCCAGATCGTAGCCGAAGACTCGAAGATCGTCTGCACCGCGAACAGCTCGCACGTGTGGGTCGATGTGATGGAGTTCAAGAAACTGGGACCGGTAATGGAGTTCAACGGTCCTGCCCCGATGATTGCCCAGCAGACCGCGCGATCGACGATGCAGGTGACCTTGCCTCTTGCGGTTCACGAGAAGCTCAAGACCCGGTATGCCGGAAGGCTTGACGTCACGGTAGCCGGGTTCATCGAGATGATCGCTGAGGGCGAGCCGATCGTGGTTCCCCAGTCGGATGTGAAGCGCATGGGCAAGCTCCTAAAGCAGGAACCATCATCCGCCGCGGAACTATTCGGGCTCGTGTTTTCAGCGACCCAGGATAGGGATATTGCGCAGCTTGACGCGAAGATCGCGACCGACAAACTGGAGACCTATGAGCAGGGAAAGCCGGGCTGGGTAGCGCTTGATCTCTCCGAAGTGTGGGAGCAGGCCGAGTCCAGGGCACAGGACTCAAACGAGCCTGTAGACTTCTGGGCTCAGAAGAACTTGATCAACGGCGTTAAGGAGAATTGGTTCTAGGCCGACGATTCGTGTGGAAGCAAAATCCGAGGGGGCATTACTCTTAACCAGATGGCAACGCTCGTTGAAATGTCGGAACGGGTCCCGAACGCTTCAAGTGACTCGAATTCTCCATCGAAAAAGTACGTAGGCGAGTACTACGAGAAGCTGGGAACCTTCTGCGACCAGTGCCTTGAAGAGGGTAAAGGTCTTCAGCAGGACATCCCTGAACTCAAAGAGATGGACAACGCCATCGACTATCTGCTGGGCCTCCAGTGGAAAGAGCAGATGCCGAGCTACCGGGCGCGGCCTGTCCTAAACGACTTGCTCTCCTGTTTCTGGGAAACCATCGGTCTTCTGACCGACATCAAGCCGATGTGGGAGATCAAGGACACGGCTGGGCAGTATTCGAAGATCGCCGAGATCGAGAACAAACTTTCGAAGGTCTGGGCTAGGCAAACCGGTTTCGTTCGGAAGAACGCTTACTGGACGATGTACGCCATGCTGACGACGGCCCCGGTGAAGTGCTACTGGGATCCGTTTGCAAGAGGCGACTCGGGAGACTACTCCGACGCCGACATCTCGATGGAAGTGCTTCACGCCAAAAACCTGTTGCGCGTGGGTTTGGGAGCCGACTACCAGAAAGACGAATGCGTCATCTACCGGAAGGACCGGACGCTCAACTGGATCAAACGGGCGTATCCGACCATGGGAAAGTACGTGCATGCCGATACCATGAAGAGCACGTACACGATGAACATGGGCGCTCCTCCGACGGTGATGCCCCAGTTGTTCGAAGCTCTATCGCCTGGCGCCAAGCGAATGCTGGGAGCCGATGACCGGCACGGCATCCAGAGCGTTTATCCAAAGGCCGAAGTGGTCGAATACTGGATGAAGGACGACGCGATCAACGATTCTCCCAATACAATCTGGATGGGACCGGCCGGAGCCGCGTGGGGATACTGGGTCAAACCGAAGCAGAAGATGTATCCCCGAGGCCGGCTGATCATCAGGGCCAACCGAATCACTCTCTACGACGAGCCAAATCCCTACTTCCACCGGCAGAAGCCGTTCGTTCCTCTGGCGCTTTACGACGTGCCATGGCAGCAATACGCGATGAGCGTAGTAAGCCCGTGGATGAAGCAGACCGATGTTCTGAACGCGCTGTTCCAGGGATTGCTCGAGTCCGTGAAGAAGGCCGTTAGACCGGGTTTGATGGCGTCTAAGTCCGCGATCCACCCCGACTCGCTGCGCGCGATCGACTCGGCCAAGCCGAACCTGAAGGTGTCTTACTCGCAAAACGCGGCCACACCGCCCCAGTGGCAGCAACCCCCGAACATACCTGGTTACGTGTTCAATGCGCTCGGCATGATCCAGAAGTCGATGAACCGGATGTCCGGCGGTTCGGCGATGGACGATGCGCTTGGAAAGAAGCAGGTTCCAGGAGGAGACACGCTCGACAGGATCACGTTCTCGAAGTCGACGCCGATCCGGCTGATGGGACGAAACATTGAAGGATCGGTCGATGAGTTCGGCAATATGTGGACCGGAACGTCTCTTCAGTTCCACGACTCCGGATACCGCACCGAGATGCTCGGCGAGGAAGGCCTGGCGAAGGAAGACATCGAGGAGCCGGTTGGAACGCTGATTCCGGAAGGAATCAACTCGGAAGCCTTTGTCCGGAGAATCCGGTATGAATGCGACAAGTCTACGCTGTTGAACGTGGCTCGACAGGACAAGACTCAGATCGCCTTTGCTCTCAGGAAAAACAGAGACCTCTCCCGCAAGAAGCTCTTCAAGATCATCGACTGGAACATCAACCAGGAAGAGAACGATCAGGAGCTTATCGAAGAGGCGAAGCAGCTTGCGCAGGTGGGCGCTCTGGCACCGCCGAAGGGGCATAAATAATGGGCCAGCAGTCGGACGATAAGTTCGAAAACAACGACCTCCCAATCATCCTTCTGGCACTGAAGCAGGCCAGGGACGACGCGCGCGATCACCGGGTCGAGAGCGAAATTACAGTGAAGATTTCACGCGACGGGGGAGTTCTCGGTATATTCCGCGAGTCGAAAAAACAGTACAAGTAAAAATTGTTGTTGAAAGAAAAAAGCTTCAGGATTAAAGATAGTCAGCAGTGAGGCATCGAACGGTTCACCCGAAAGGGAGCGAACCGAGCAGCCGCCGGGAGCAGTTAGCCCGTGCGGCTTTTTCTTTTGCTTCGCGAGACCCCTCGGAGCTTCTTCTCCGGAGGATCGCACCAGCGGTGGAGGCCGCAACCGGAACATCGGCGAAATAAAACCCATTACGGGCGATTATTCGGGGAAGGAGGATCCCATGGACTTTAACTACGAAGTTAAGGCGAAGCGCGGCAAGCGGCGCGGCAAGCATGTCCGCGGCGGACGCCGTTAGGCCATAGCCCGGAAAGCCGGGTTCACAACCAAAAGGCATGGGCGGGGTTACTCCCGCCCATCTTTCAAAAACGGAGCAAACGAGGGCACAGAAATGGCGAAGAAAATGAGCGGGATGTCGGCCATCGTAGGATGCGGCGGTCACCACGAGCCAACAAGCTCTCCCAAGCTTCTGAAGGGTCAGTTCGACCAGGTCGGAACTTTCACCGACGAAGGCGACATGACCACGGTTACGCCGCGCGGCACCAGCGTGAACACGAAGAGCGGCAACCTTCAGAACGGGGAGTACGGGAACAAGTAAATGCCCCCAATCCCTCAGCCACCGGTCTCTCCTCAAGCGCAGGCCCAGATGGGCCCTCCAGGCGCACCCGGCTTTGGAGCCGGAATGGGGCAGATGATGCAGGGCATGGACAAGAGCCCGGCCCGGTTGGCGACCGATACCGCAAAGAAAATTTTGTTGAGCGTGAACGATGACAAGTTCCGTTCGTACGTAATGCGCGCACTCGCGATCTTGGATATGGGCGCGGCAATGTCAGAGCAACAGGGACCGCAGTCCACCGCTGGGGCACCACCCCAGAAGGAAGGACCGCAAGGGCCCGGGCCGTCTTCAATGCCCGTGCCTTCGATGAGTCCCGGCCAGATGCCGGGATAACAACAACGGGCAAGGCCCAATCACCGGACCCCAACGGAACCCCAAAAGGGAAGCTGGGAAGGGATGAGGGAAATGGCACTACTTTTCAGTGAAATGATCTCCCGGCTCAGTGCCGACGAGAGGAAGCTCTTAGACAACACATTTGCAAAGCATCCCGACCTGGCGGCGGAATGGACGACGTTGAAAGACGACGGACTGCGTCAGGCCGACTACAGCCGCAACATGAACGAGCTGAAGACGGAGCGGGAAAAGCATGCCACTGACCTCGAATGGTCCGAAAAGATGAAGACTTGGTGGGAAGACGCCGAGCCGACATGGAAGGGTCTGCAAGATGCCGGTCTGGTTGACGCGGACGGCAAAGAGACCTGGACCCAGATGAAATCGAAACTGGAAGCGGATCTGGCGGAAGCCCAAAAGGCAGCCATTGGAGGAGACATGAAACCCGAAGAGCTCGACAGACGCGTTCGTGAAATCGTTCAGGCGGCCGGCGGCACAGCGACCAAGGAAGAAATCAAGGCGCTGTATGAAGCCGAAGGCAAGAAGATGGCACAGGGCGTGTTCGACGAAAACTGGACAGCCAAGGAAAAGGACTTCAACGAGAACACGATCCCCAAGGTCTCAGGGTTTTCAACCGGCAATGCCATCGTGGCAATGCACTGGGAGAAGGAAACCGGAAAGCCGTGGGGCGAGGAAGAGCAGAAGCAGCTCTTCGAGTTGATGGTCAAGGAGCAGATTTTCAATCCGTTCCAGATCGAAGAAAAGTTTTTGGCTCCGATCAAGGCAGCGAAGACCAGGGAAGCTCAGATCGAGGCGGAAGTGCAGAAGCGGCTGAATGCTCGCCGCGGAATGCCAGGTGGAGGCGGAGGAACCGATTACGTTCCCCCGGCTGACGAACCGCTTGGAGCTTTGCAAACTGCGTTGGCAGCTAGCGCGGGTGGAGAAAACTTTGAGGACAAGATCAAGGCTCAGTCCGTCAAAGCCGCCCAGGCAATGCAAGCAGAAGGAAAGTTTTAGCGGAACTTAAAACCGCTGCACTGCGAACGAATGGGAAGCGTGGTCCTCAAACCATAGCCGAACCCAACGGGATAGCAGGGATGAGCAAGGGATGGGAAGCGAAAGCAGAACCCGCCCGGCTTGGTGGAAACGGCCGAAGTCGGCCGATTTGTAAAACACAAATCCTTGCCCGGAGGGGCGGAGAGGCTAGACGAACTTGCCAGTCACTCGCAAAGATTATGCAGCAATGATCGATGCCGTATCGGAGATCGATAAGGCCCGGCTCGCTGCGTACATCGACGGTGAAGGCACAATCTACATCAACGTGGCGACGGGATTGCACGGGAGGCATAAAACGCCTCAGTACAGACTGTCGGTCGTTATATCCAACACGGACCATCGACTGATGAATTGGCTTAAATCCACGTTTGACGGAAGCGTGTACTACGTCAAATACGAGAAATCAAAACATCTCGGGAAGAAGCCAATTATGCGCTGGCAGATGAATGAGCGGATGGCAGAAACACTTTTGAAAGCTTGCCTACCGTACATGATCATGAAAAAGGCGCAGGCTGAAGTTGGACTCTCGTTCATGTCTCTCAAGCTATCTCGAGAGATTAGAGTGAGGGACGGGCGAGGCAGAATCATTCAGATGCCTCTCACTGATGCGGAAATTGCCAAGCGTCATGCGATGAAGCTGGAGATCGAAAGACTGAATAAGTCTACCGGTCTCGAGATAGCGAGCTAAGTCTAAGATTCTAGGGTAGCTATATCCTGACATGGAATGATCTTACTGGCAAGACGAATGACTTCATCACGCCGTACCTCACGGACAACGTGTTCAAGAATTCGCCTCCGTTCACGCGCCTGAAGAACAAGAGGCGCTTTGAGTTTGAAGGCGGCCTCACCATTCGCCACAACATCATGTACGCACCGCTGAAGGGCTCTGCCTTCCAGCGTGGCCAGGCCTTCGACACCACAGCCGTACAGACGGACACAGCGCTTCAGTTCAACCTGAAGTACTACTACGTGAACGTCACGATCTACGGCATTGACCAGGTGCTCAACCGTGGATCGCAAGCGGCCATGAGCTTCGTCGGTTCGAAGATGATCAACGCTTCGGGCACGATGAGCCAGTTGCTCGCGACCAACCTCTACGGGGACGGCGGCCTGCTGGGGAACTCTTCACTGAGTTCTACGATCGATCTCGACGGGTTTGCCGGCGCGATCAACATCCCGGCGAACTACTCAACCTACGGCGGCATTACCAGAACCGACATCGCTTCGACAGCGAACACCGGTATCAACGCCTATCAGGCGTCACCGGCGGCCTTCTCGCTCGGCGCGGTGCAGACGGCATTCGGTGCCTCATGGTTCGGCCAGGAAAAGCCGGACATGCTGGTTACCACGCAGCCGGTCTGGGATGCGTTCTGGAACAAGCTGCAGCCGCAGCAGCGCTTCAACGATGAGACCTCGGACGTCCATGTGGGCTTCCGGAGCTTCTTCTGGAACGGCGCGCAGGTTGTGGTCGATCAGTACCTTTCGGTCCTTGCAGGAAACGGGCAGATGTACGGCCTGAACACGAACTACGTGTACCTGTACGTGACCACGGTGCCGAAGTATCAGTTCGGGTTCACCGGATGGAAGGAAGCGCAGAACACGGACGACGTCGCTGGACAGTATTTGTTCGGCGGCAACATGGTCGTTGCTGCTCCGCGACTGATGTTCAACCTGGGCTTCTCAGGATTCTAAGGCGCGAGCGAAGGGAGACTATCGACTATGTGGCTCGGACCAGCAAATCAGTTGATGCAGATCGATACAGGCGCGGCTCTGACGTACCTGTATAACCCGACCCTCGGCCTTGGGGCGATCACGGCATATCAGGGACTCGGTGAAAACCAGGTCCTCGGCCAACGGCTCTTCTACAGCACGAACATTACGAAGTCGAATCCCTCGGGATCCCCGGCGATCTACATGCTCGTGCAGTACAAGTCGACAGCGCAGCCGACACCCGCTGCGGCTCCGGCTCCGGTCTACTGGACGGATGAAACGTTCACCACAGTGTCAGGAGTCAGCACGGAGTCCATAGGCGGCCTGAACACTCCAGCCGGATACCTGATGGTCAACACGACATCGGTTTCGACCCTCACGGCGGCTATTCTCCAGGGATCGCAAGTCCTGATCGCTGTAGCCGGTCTCGTGCAGGGCTCGGTATCTCCGGCGGCGATTGTGGCAGGCGACTGGATCATCGGCGCGGCTGGCAACTTCACCAACGGTCGTGTGGCGGCAGGTACGCAACCCGGCTACAAGCCTTTCGGAAGGGCCCTGACGGCGGTCGCAAGCAGCCTGTGCGACATCCTGATGGATTGCGACATCATCTAGCGGAGGGCGCCGATGGCGTACACAGTAACGAAGAACGCGGATGGTGATCTCTCTATCGGCAACTTGCGAGGAGAGCTGGTAACCCTCCAGCCGGCAATTTCCGATTACGCGACGAACGGGTATCTCGTGGAAGGGATACCCCCGTCAGCAGGCAACGTGGGCATGGACAAGGTCATCTTCGCGATCTCGGTTGGCGATGCCAGCGATTACGTTCTGAAGTTCAACCCGGTCACTTCAAAGGTGAAGGTGTTGCAGCAGAACGGAACAACTGGACAGCTTGTCGAAGTCGGGGCGAACACCGACCTTTCAGCCTTTGCCTTCCAGTTGCTTTGCGTCGGACTCTAAGCCCTTTGGGGCAATCACCGAGGGGCGGCTCAAAAGGCCGCCTTTTCGTTTGAGGGAATGCGATGGCAGACGACGATGGCAGAAGCTTGAGCGACACGGTTGCGGATACCAAGCGCCAGGTGCAGCAGGGCAAGGACTCGCGTGGCGGCGGGTTGAAGGCCGGACTGCGCGCTGGGGGATCGAGCCTGTCGTCTTCCGGCCGAAGCATGATGTCCGATGCCGGGGCGCAGGCTTCCTCGAGGATCGGACCAGTGCAATACCACAAAGGCGGTAAGGTCCGGAAAACCGGGAATGCGCGGCTCAAGAAAGGTGAGCGGGTTATCCCGAAGGGTAAGCGCAAGAAGGTGGAGCGCCTGATGAAGCGGTCTGGGATGGGCATGACCAGTCGCGGGAGGAAGTAGTGGAAAAACTGCGGATGATGACCGACACCGTAAGAACTATGCGCGAAAAGCCCATGCACCAGATCGAGGATGCAACTCGCGGAAGACGGTCGAACTACAACGAGACGGTCAGGGCCAACAATCGCAGGGCCGATGCAGGGAAGCCAATGAAGCGACTTCCAAAGGGTCGAATGGCTTCGAAGACATACCGCAAAAGTGGAGGTAAACGGTAATGGGTCAGGACGCAAGCGGCATTCTCGATACAGCGCGCAACACCGTTCGATCGATCGGTGATCTATACAGCGGACGCTCAGCCGGCAGAGCTATCAGCAATGCGGTCGACCGCGGCAAGAAGGCGATGAGGAGCGCGAGCGATCGGATCGGACAAGCGGCCAGCCGGGCTTCGGCCAGGACCAACCAGTCGAGCGGGTCGAGCTCGAAGGTGCGCGCGGCCGACACGAGCGGCAAAGACACTTCTCGCTACCAGAAGAAGGACTGGCGGAAGATCACGGACAGCCGCCCGGCAGCCAAGCGCAAGACGGCCTCGCGGAGGTAGCCATGTGGAAGAACCCACCGGACCCGGGCTGGATTCCATTCCTGAAGCTCGGATTCGGTTTTATATTGCTCATTCTCCTGGCTGCCCTCGTGGCAATCATCGCTGTCGCAAAAGTCGAAGAGCATAGCAGCTACGGTCTTCCCTTTCTTCTTGGGGGACTGACGACACTGTCCGGCGGTTTTGCAGGATGGGCCTTTGGAACAACGGGAGGTAGGAAAGATGGCAGCGAATAGCGGCCCGGAGATTGTGGACGTACCGCTTGAAGGCGTGGACAAGAACGTTCCGGATTTGAGTACTTTTACCATCGACAAGATCCGGACTCAGTTGTTGATTCCAAACAAGCAAGCCATCTACGTGCTTTGCCGGATGCTTCAGGACGCACAGGAGCAATTGAGGGGAATCTATGAAGCAACTCGCAGTCACGATGAAGCGGTTGCGCTGGGTATTCCGTTCGGAGACACTTTCAAGGAAGTTCTGACGATGCGGAAGAACTTCGACGAGCTGATCGAAAACACTCAAGGAAAGTAGATGCCGGTAATCTTCTCTAATCCGCAGTTCCCGAACCAGACCGGCCCTAGTCCGTTCCAACAGCCGTTTACGGCGCAGTTGAACTATGGCGAGATGCTTCGTGAGTTGACGGGCTGGAACCCGAATCTCGATCCCCAGGAAGCCGGTCGCATCATCAACAACAAATACCGCGCGGTTGTCGGGTACTGCGACTGGTACGGACTCAAGGTCAAAGGTCAAATCGGCGTTCCGAACGTCACGGCCACCGGCCAGGTGAATCTGACGACGAACAGCCGAAGCGTTCAGGGAATAGGAACCGCATGGACCCCACAGCTTTTAGGCTTGCAGTTTCGGCCGTCATTCACCGCCGGCTACCAGACCATCGCAGCGGTCGATGTGGCGCATCAGGTTTTGACTCTTGACACGAACTACGTTGGACCGTCCACTTCAAACGGCGGCTACCAGATATTTGAAGCGTACGTGACGTTCGGTCAGAACGTCTCGAAGCTTATCTGGGCAGTGAACCAGCTCTTCGGTTGGCCGATGGACGTGGACTGCAACATCCAGACATTGAATGCGGTCGATCCCTGGAGAACGGCCCTCGGCTGGGCCACCAAGATCGCGAAGCGCGGCCAGACGCCGGACGGTCAGATGTTGTGTGAAGTGTGGCCTACGCCGATCGCGCAGCAGACGTTCCCGTTTGAGGCCTACACCCAGCCTCCGAATCTCGATGACGAATCAGACACCGTGCTCGCGTGGATCCCAACCGACTTGATAGTTTTGGGCGGCGTTCCGGATGCCTTGAAATACAAGCCAAAGAAGAATCCGAACTACGACATCGCCTCGGCTTTGTCGGTAGCCCGGGATAAGCAGCAGGAGTTCCTCGTGCGCCTGGAGCAGGCCCGCATGAAGGATCAGGGAATGGATCAGACCGACGTCACGTGGGACTACGGCAACGAGGACGGTAACCTTGCCGGAACCGGATCATTCTTCGCACAGGCTCACGATGTCTGATTTGTGTGGCGGCGTTACTTTCGCGGCCAGATAATTCAGGAGAGGTTTTTTGGAAAATGGCACTCAATCAACGTTGCGCGAACTCTCAATGCCCGAAGCACACGGAGCCTCGGGGAGGAGAGTTCATCTACTCGCGGGAGAAGCGTGAGTGGTTCTGCAAGGACTGTTTCTATATCCCCACGGTCTTCAACGAGGGCAAGAATCTCTGGGAGTTCACGACTACTCACTTCAACGGAGAGGCGATTCATGTGAAGAGCCTGTCGCACTTGCGAGAGCTTGAGCGGCAGTACGGCTGCTCCAATCACGCGGCAAACCACATGGAGAGCCAGTGGAACGATCCCCCCAAGGTTAAGCCGTGGCAGGGTTCGAAGCAGTATCGGGAGATCGCCAACCTGGTTGAACGTCACGGGAACTGAGAGGCGTTATGAAGAAGAAGGGTCCAAATCCGAGCGGCGGAAATATGCCCCAGACCGAACAGCGCCGGTATCCGTCGACTCAGGACGACCTTGACCAGACGACGGCTATTCCGCGCGATACGTCGTACGACCTCAAGAAGGTTCAAAGCCGTACGCGCGTCGGTAGCTGGGGCGACGAGTGCACGTTTGAAGTGACCAAGAAAGGAAACTGCCCGTGAGAGCCTGGGGGAAAACAACGCTTGGAAGCGCAGCAGTGCCGGTATTCGGGGATGCTCTCACCGCGGCCTTCACTGGAGTGCTGACCGGCGGCTTCTACAAGGTGACCGTTGCGAGCACGACGAAGTATCAGGTTGGCGATCGCATCATCGTCAATCCCGGCACGACGCAGAGTGTTCTCCTGATTAACGGCATAGCCAGTTCAACCGTTCTGAATTGCCAGTCGGAGGGAGGAGCGGCGGTCAACTCGGCGGTCAGCACTTCGCTCATCATGCTCGACATCGCATGCATGGACATCTCGATCCAACCGGCGAGCGGCGGAGCTGCAGCGATGATTCTCGGAACCGACTCGACGGTGACAAACACCGGAGGCGGTACGGCGTTTTACGAGCTCGATAAGACGACGGCCGGTACACAGCCGAACGTCTACAGGCTCGCAAACCATATCGGCCAGGATGCGATCCGAACTTCCGAGTTCTGGATTGTCGGAACATCGGGAGACGCATACTACGCTTCAGCCGAGGTCAATTAAGTCCAAAATTTGGAGGACAAATCGCAATGAAGGCCCTGATCGCAAGTTTGTTGATCGGCCTGTCTGCGATGGTTTCCTCGGCGCAAACCACGAGTCTTACCGCGACAATCACAGATTCTCAGTCGACGGCGTGGGCGAATGCTCCCTACACTGTGACATTCGTGGGCTCTCAGCCAGGCAAGCCGTACACAACCAGCGGACAAGTCTTCACTCAGTCGTATTCGGGGACGGCCGATGGTTCAGGCGCGTTCTCGATCAGCGCGGTCAACGACGTCAATTTCATTGTCCCCAAGAACTCAACGTGGCAAGTGTGCGTGACGCCGGCCATCTCTTCCGCGCGCACGTACTGCACAAACGTTCCTATTCAGGGATCGAGTCAGGACATCAGCTCGCAGATTGCGGCCGTCATCGTAGCACCAAACGTTACCGGAGGACTTCTCGCATCGGCTTATGTAGACGCCGAAGTGAAGGCGACACCGGGGAATATGTACTACCGGATCAGCGACAACTCGTTTCGATGCTATGCGACGTCCTGGGCGGCTTGCGGAGGAGGAGGGGCAAGTTTATCTCTTACGACGACAGGATCGACCGGGTCAGCTACCCTTATTGGAAACACTCTCAATATCCCCGTGTATCAGGGCGCTCTGACCGTTACCACAACCGGCTCGAGCGGAGCAGCGACTCTGGTTGGAAACACTCTGAACGTTCCTCAGTACGCCGCCGGAACCTGTTCGAATGCGCTGACGATGAACAACTCCGGATCGGGCGCGGCCTCCGGTTCGACGTTCACTTGCGGGTCTGCAGTGACGTTGAGCTACAACACTCTCGGGGCTCTTCCTACCACGGGAGGAACCCTGACAGGAAAGCTTATAGTCCCGGCAAGCTCATCGAGTGGTGCTGGTTTTAATCTCGGAAATCCAGGTTCAGCCCCGACTTCTCCAGTAAAAGGCGATCTTTGGCTGACAAACGCAGGACTGTTTGTAAGAACGGCACTTACTGCCGTGACACAAGGTCCGTTCTTGTATCCCAACGGAACGGCTGGAGTGCTCTACAGTTCAGGGAACGTAGCTACCACTCAGGCCATGTTAGTCGATGGACAGGGAGGAACAGGAAACAAAGTCGCTGGATCGGACGGGACATTTCTAACATCGGTAGCAGGGACGCCAGTTTGTACAAGTACCACGAAGGGCCTCACCACAACCGGATGCCCCCAGCCGATCTCGACGACAACCACCCCAGTCGTCAGCGATGGGTGCAGTATCAACGGAAGCTCTCCGTCTTTGGGGTTCTTCTTCCAGTGCGAGAACTTCGCGTATTGGTGGAACCAGACCACGGGGACGATCACCTGGGTCGTTCAGACCGGGCCAATCTATTTCAACAGTTGCAATGCAAAATGGGCCGTGGACTCGGTGAACGGTTCGGACTCTAACACAGGCGCGTGCGGGTCACCGTTCCAGACTTTGACGCACCTGCAAGGAGTGATGTCGGCGAATGATTCAGTCTCGCTTGCAGCCAATTCTCACTGGCGCGGAGACTTCACCCCGCCGGGCGGAAATACCATTTCGGCTTATGGCTATGGAACCCGTCCCGAGCTGGACGCGAATATTGTGATTTCGTCTTTCACTCTGAACCTTGGGGACTCTTTCACGTATTTCTTCACGTACACGCCAAGCGATAATCCCACGACCGTCCTTCAGGTCTACGAAAACGGTGTTCCTCTGGCCTTTCAGACATCGATCGCAAACGTCGAGTCAAACCCTGGAACATATTACGATCCGTCGTTCAACACCGGTACAGGCGCAAGCACCTGCACATCAAACTGCACTGTTTACATTCACCCGACCGGAAGCACAAATCCCAACAGCGACGGCAACCTGTACGAGGCTCCTAGCTATTCAGGACCTTACAACTGTACCGGTACTGGAGGAAGCGCATGCGGCGGAACGGCCGGAGAGAATGTATCGGGAATATGGGTCAGGGGATCCGATGGACACTTTGCCTTCACTGCCCCCGCCGTATCAACCGTACATGATGTGCTGATGACCGACGGCAATTTTCATACTGCATGGATTAACTACAACACTTCGTTCAGAAATGTTGTCATCAGCGGAGCCTACTATCCGGTAGTGGCCTGCAGCATAGGATGCCCGGCGCCGATTGTTTGGAACTGGCAGCCACCCGCGAGTTCGTTTCTGAATTTCTCGGGATTGATCGTTCAGATGCCGGCCACATTGATAACAGGAAACGGAACCTGCACAGCGTTCACGGGGCACAACGGTACGAATCCGACTCCGCTTACTGGTCAGGTCACAAACTCCAAATTCATCAACTGCGCTCCTGGCGGCATAGGCCTTGCTGGAACAATCTATGCTGTGGGTGTAGATGAATGGTGGGATCAAAGCCAGTGGACAACAGGGAACGGAGGTTTTGGAGGGGATTCAACTTACACGACAAATTTGAACATCAGCAACTACAACGGCAATTTTGTCCTGCCTACCGGCATCGCGTCGGGATCGACGGTAAACATATCGAATTCGCTCTATTACACGCCGAGCTGGGTGTACGGAGCCCCGACAACCTATGGAATAAATTGGCAGATTGGAACGCCTGCAACATTCAACCTGACGAACTCGAGCATAATGGGCGTCCAGATATTGTCCAACAGCGGAACCATCACAAACTTCACATCGAAGGGCAATCAGATCGGATACGGTCCTTTCTTCGTGGAGTACAGCTTCTCAAACTTACCGACCAATTTCACGAGCGACTTCAACACGTTCCCGAATGCTTCCGGCGGCGACAACGCCACCCCGCCGATGTCGTTCAACGTGGCCGGGACTACATACTCGTGGCCGCCTGCGCCTAACTCTTTGACCACGCATCCATGGCCTTACGATACCCACACCTTTCCCCAGTTCACCTTCTCTTCGGGATGGGGAGGCGTCGTTACTTCGTCAGTTGCCGGGCTTGAGGGCTGGACGATGAATTCCGGCGACACCTTCGGACAGTTCGCCTTCGTCGAGAACGACGATACAAGAACAGCCAATCCTACGGTCACTCATACCTGGCTTGTCCCGTACAAGCTAGCTCCGTTTGTTACCTTGTCGTGCGTGGGGTTGGAAACGAACTGGCTTCCACCAACCCCGACAACTACCGGAGTGACGTTTACGCTGAATGGAACTCCAGCGGGAACCTATCCAACGCTGACCACATGCACGTATCAAGTTACCCCGGTAACGGTGAATTGAAACGATTGGAGCAACAGGTGATCGAATGAAATGTCTGAGAATTCTACTTGTAGTGTTTGGCCTTGTAGCTCCGGCGCTGTCGCAGAGCACTCCGTACATCGGTCTGGCTCTTCCAGCGCAAGGCACGAAGAACTGGAACACGGCCCTCAATAACAACTTCACGGTGATCGACTCCTACATGGGCGGAGCGTCCCAGTTTCCGAATCCGCTAAAGGCCAGCATCAATGGGAACTCGGGCACGACGACGAATCTCCTGGGAGGATCGCTCGGCTCGGTCCCGTATCAATCGGGTCCAAACATCACAGCTCTTCTTGCTCCGAATACGACCACGACGACAAAGTTTCTGTGCGAGACCGGAACCGGAACGGCCGGCGGGTCTCTTCAGTTCTGCACGGGCACAGGGGGCTCTGGATTCCCGTTCACCTTGGGATCTACATCGATCAATGCATCGTCCACGACGACGTCAGTATCAGGCCTGACGATCGACGGCGTCTCTCCGACCACGATGGGATTTGTCGATCCAACCGCGTCCATTCAGGGTCAGTTAAACGGGAAGGCATCTTCTACAGCTACGCTCACACTCGGTTCAACTCTCCTGACTCTGGGAGGAACCGTAACCACGGTGAGCGGACTCACGGTTGATGGCGTGAGTCCCACGACTTTCGGATTCGTCGATCCGACATCTTCGATTCAGACGCAGTTGAACGGCAAGGCCGCAACCACGGCAGTTGTGGGAACGATCAATGGAACCTCGGGAGCGTTTACATTCAGTTTTGCTTCTGGAGCTGGAAGCTGCACCGGAACCACCTGTACCTTTTCCGGGTCAGGGTCCGGCGGGGGAAGCGTAACGAACTTCATCGCGAACTCCGCAAATTGGCCGACCTGGTTGGTTCCGACCGTGGCCACGTCTACGACGACTCCGACCTTGTCGGTTGCGGCATCGGCGATCCCGAACTCCGCGCTCGCGAATGCATCTGTGACCGTGAACGGAACGACGTGCACGCTGGGATCGACGTGTACCGTGGCAGGGACAACGAACAACGCCAGCCAGTACTCACCGGCCTACTACTCGGCTGCCGGATCGGCGAATACGATCAGCGGCGTGACGCCGTTCTCGGGCCTGGCATTCTTCTCGACGTCAGGTGCTCCGGCAGCGGCCACCGGATCCCAGATTTCAACTGCGCTCGGATCGACTGCCGTACAGAATGCGACCACGGCCACGAACCTTGCGTCCTACCCTGGAGCTGGCATCGTGACCTCCACTGGGTCCGCATTCGGCACGTCAATCACGACGGCGGCGACGACAGGACTCTTGTACGACACCGCCGGCACAGTGGCCTTCACAGCGACTCTACCGGCAGCCGCAGAACCGGCGCACACCGGAGATGTGACGAACTCTGCCGGGTCTCTTGCGATGACCGTAGGCGGCATCCACGGGGCTACAATCCCCTCTCTGGCAAGCGGCGCGCTCACATCGAACGGCACGACGCTTTCGTGGACGGCGCTCCAAGTGACCAATACAGCGGCCCAGTTTGCGGTTCCTTACTACTCGGCTTCCGGAACGAACAATACGTTCTCAGGCCTCGCTCCCCAGACGACGAACGGAACGTATGTCATGAGCGAAGTGGTATCGTCCTCCGCGGCGGTTGCGCCTACGTGGACGAATCTGGCGACGTATCTGGCTTCTCCGGCGGCGATCGGGGGAACAACTCCGGCAGCCGGAAAGTTTACGTCCCTTGTGGATACCGGCGCGGCGGCGGGTTCAGGAACGCTTTGTCTCCAGATCGACTCCTCCGGAAACATATCGAACACCGGTTGCGTGTTCTCGATTAACGGACAAAGCGGAGGATTCACCTTCAGCTTCTCGGCTGGCGCCGGTTCCTGCACCGGAACGACTTGCAGTTTCACCGGATCAGGTTCAGGCGGAGGGTCGGTTACGAACTTCATCGCAAGCTCGGGAAGCTGGCCCACCTGGCTCGTTCCTTCAGTCGCGACGTCCACGACCACGCCTACTCTATCGGTAAGCGCATCGGCCATTCCGAACGCCGCGCTGGCGAACAGCACCATAACAGTCAATAGCACGGTTTGCACACTGGGAAGCTCGTGCACACCGCCAGCCGGTTCTCCAACCGGATCGGCCGGAGGAGACCTTTCGGGGACCTATCCCAATCCCGGCGTGGCGAAGGTTAATGGGCTTGCGATACCGGCCTCGAAGACAATCGTGGGAACGAACTCAAGCAGCCAGCTTGTGGATGCATCGAGCGCTACTCTCGCAAACACGACGACAGGCGATTCGGGCGGGATCACTGGGGGAGCCACCGGTTCGGTTCTATACCAGAGCGCGGCGAACACCACGGCCTTTCTGGCGAGCCCCACGACCTCGGGACATACATTCTTCCTCGGATGGCAGCCGTCGGGCTCAGCGATCGCGCCTACGTCGATTGACCTGGCAACGTTCCTTGCCTCGCCCCCGGCGATTGGAGGCACGACGCCGGCCTCGGGTGCCTTCTCTGCTTTGACAGACACCGGAGCCGCAGCCGGGTCAGGAACGGCTTGCCTCCAGATCAACACCTCCGGACAGGTATCGAATACCGGAGCTGGATGCGGAACCGGAGGAACGATTACTGCCGTGGTCGCTGGAACGTGGCTGACGGGGGGAGGAACCACTGGCAGCGTCACACTGAACGCGACAACGCAACGCGGCAAGGACGCCGTCAAAGACCTTGCCATGAACAACTCGGGGACCGTGGGAACAACGAACACCACGGCTCTGCAGGCGTTCTTCAACGGCCTTGGAACAAACGGATCCCCGGAGCTGCACTTCCCGTGCGGAACGTACTACTTCAACGCTCCAGTCATTACGAACGCCGCACTGATTACGATGATCGGAGACGGGTTCACATCGAACAGTGCCGGAAACGGTTGCGTACAGTTTGTGACCGATCAGGCCATCAACGAGATTCTTTGGTTCGACAATCCCGGCTCGAGCACCAATCCCCAGAGCGCGCGGATGGAGCACATCCAGTTCTCCGATACGAGCACAAATCACAATCTCCTGAAGTCCGGCTTCCGCATCACCAACCAGTCGAACTTCTATCTGAACGACATCAGCGGCTTCAACCTGAAGCAGTCCGTCTATACCACCGGCACGGTGAGTATCACTCAGGGCTCGAAGTCGGTGACCGGTTCAGGAACCACCTGGACGTCATCCATGGTTCCGGGCTTCATGTGGGTTGCAGGATACCCGTACGAAATCGCCTCCGTCGGCGGTACAACGAGCATTACACTGGCGACGGCCTATCAGGGTACTACGAACTCCTCAGCGACCTACTCGATCGATTCGGGCGGCATCCTGATGTGGCTTGACCCGGGGCTATCGCTTACACAGAACGGCACAGTCCTCGCTCTCAAGTCGAACACAGTCAGTGTTCCGGTTTATACGCAGTCCGGATCGAGCACGACAACCGTGAACCACGTTCAATTCCTGAGCGGCCAGGTAAGCTGCTCGGCTCTGGTTGATTCAATCGGCGCTTACTTTGGACAGTATTCGAACTCGATGCAATGGTCGGTTACGGAAACCTCGTGCGCGATCGGCGCCATGGTTGCTTCCGGACGCAGCAACATCTTCCTCGGTGCGCAATTCGACACACCGACAATCGCTCCCATAACGACGTGCTCGGGAGGCGTGGCGACCCAGTCTTGCATCAAGGGCCTGCTCATACTGTCCGACAACTCGACAAACACACAGGAGAACCAGGTTGTCGAAAACAAGTTCGGCGGCGTGGGCAACGCGATCGAGCTGGCTGGAATCAGCGCCAACCCTCCAACCAACACAAAGGTAGGCTTCAACAGCTTCTTCTCGAATACCGCGAACTGCGTATTTGGAAACGCCACGGCAACACAGGGAGAATGCGACTCGGCTTGGTATCAGACCACAGTCAACGGCAGACCGCTGATTGCGGCCACCCAGGTGACGACAGGAACGACGACGGTTAACGCAGGCACCTGCACGGCTAACCTTGGGCCCGTGACGGTTGGAGGGACGCCGCTGGCGGTTTCCTTCACAGGCACGACGGACACTTCCGGTTCCACCGGCTACGGTTCGGTCGGAGGCCTGCAGATCAACGCATGGCCAGGCACAAACGCCTTCAACTACAAAATCTGCAACCCGACAGGTTCGAACATAACGCCGTCCTCCGTGACGTGGAACGTGACCTTCCAATGAGACTTGCAATTCTCTGGGCTCTTCTCTCAGTTACGGCGTTCGCGCAAGTGCAGTCTCCCGGGCACACTGGGGCCCTTGCGGCCGGAACGGTTCTCTATAGCCTGACGGTCAACACTGCCGGATCGGGAAGCGGAACAATCAACAACGTGGCGAATTGCGCGACAGGGACAACCACGCTTGCGGCTGGGACAACGGTCACGTGTTCGGAGACGCCGAACTCCGGATCCACGTTCACTGGCTGGAGCGGAAACTGTAGCGGTACTGGTTCGTGCTCGTTCTCGATCTCTGGGACTTCTACGGTTACGGCCACGTTCGCCTCGGGGACCACGGTGACAGCCGCGAGCTGCTCGGCATCCGATGTGCAGGCCGCCTGCAATCTTCTGACGAACACGACGACGGTACTGCAGATTCCGGCCTGTACCGGAGGAGTTTCATGGACGACGAACGTTACCTGCGATGTTCCTTCCGGAAACACAAACCTTTCGGTCCTGGGAGCTGGCAGCCTTACGATACCCGGAGGAAACAATCAGACGGTGATCAAGGATGATGTAGCGAACAACAACCCGATCTTTGAAGTCACCACTGGGTCCTCAAGCACGACATACAGAATGGCCGGCATTACCTTTGAGGGAGATTCTTCTCTCCCTGACAACAATGCCAAGTATAACGGCATGCTTTCGATCAACGGATTGTCTTCGAACTTCCGTCTTGACCACGTCACCTTAGATCAGACGACTTACAATCCAGCGACCAGTAACGGCAACGCGACTCTTGCGAATATGGGCGACTGCATCTGGGGTTCCGTTGATCACGGTATCTACAAGACGCACGGAACTGGAAATGCGGTTCGTGAGCTAACGGGCAAATGCTTTGGGGACAGTGGAGGCCAGGGAGATCAAGCTTGGTCGCATGGTCCGGATTTTGGAACGAATGAATACCTGTACCTCGAAAATAACACCTTTGTTGCAGACTTCTGGAACGGCTTTATCAATGACCTTTGGCTCGGCGGAAGGATGGTTGTTCGCTTCAACAACTCCACTTCCGGAAGCCTTCAGGTTCATGCGACAGGATCCGGAAACGGCTCCGGACGGTCGGGCCGCGCGATGGAAATCTACAACAATACCTTCACCGGAATATTTGATTCAGGGAGCGGAAACCCTTCATACAATGTGGACTTCATCACCGGAGGAACGGCGCTGATCTTCAACAACAACGCGGCGCCATCGGGTTCGGCTGGCTGGAAGAACTTTTTGGACTTAGTGAATGATCATTTCAATGGCGCAACCAACTACGATCTCTGCGGAAGCTCGAGCCAGGGTTTCATGTACAACGGCACGACGGCGATCAACAACCTGTTCCTTCCGGATGTCCGCAGATCGGACTATGCTAGCGTACCGAGCCCGTGGGATGGAAACACAAACACAGAGGGCTATCCAGTTCTCGATCAACCAGGCCGCGGTGCGGGTTGGCTTCTCAGCGGAAGTTATCCCGGCGGCTGCGTAAGTGGCGGAACCAGGTGTTCTTACTCGAATACAGCCGGAACCGGGAGCTGCGTCGTGCAGTATCCCAATCAGGCCTCGGAGCCAATTTATCTATGGGGCAACACGTGGTCCTGTCCAAGCGGAAATTGCGGAGTTAATGTCGGACTTACCGATGCGACCTCCAACCTAATTGGAGAAAACCGGGACTTCTACCGCGATACAGATAATTCCGGAAACCTGCGGACGTTCACAGGAAACCCGTCCACCGGACCGGGAACAGGCTCAGGAACATTGGCGGCCCGTCCGTCGACTTGCACGCAGGGCGTAGCTTACTGGGCAACAGATCAGGGAAGCTGGAACAGTTCCGGAAGCGGTGGCCAGGGCGTACTCTATGTCTGCGGAGCTAGCGGATGGCCTTCTACTCCAACGTATACTCCTTATCAGTACCCTCACCCGCTTGACCATTGAGGAGAGAAGATGCCGAAGATCCTTTGCCCTAAATGCGGAACTCTTCTTGAGGTTTCAATCAGACTGGGAGCCGAGATTCCTAGTGGCAAGAGTGCAGAGGGACGGTTTGGACTATCCGCTCGCGAGGCGAAGTGCGTTGATCTTGCAGTCTACGGCTGCACAAACGCCGACATTGCCGTACAGATGGGGATCAAGGAGCAGGTAGTCAAGAACTACATGCGATCGGCCTATGACAAAATCGGATGCAACAATCGGGCCGATATGGTTCGCGTGATCCTATTGGGCCGAGATAGAACCTCGGAAGCGGTGAGCGAATGATCCTTTCACAGCTCTTGCCGGATGTGCTTGGAAGAATAGAGGAGAATTGTCCTGATCAGCCCGGCCCTATCTTTTGGAACCTGACTGGCGAAGTGTACACCGAGCTGGTGTGGGGGATGTTCGAAGCTGCGATGGTCACCGGAGTTGTGCAGCTTGCGAGCCTGAGAGTGACGCTTACGGCCGGAAACACCTGGTTCAACATTCAGGCCGGCGGCGGCGGTTACGGCTCTGGAGGGTATGGGGACGGCGGATACGGAGGAAACCTCGTTCCGCTTGGCGTGCTGGCGCCGATCCGGATGAGAGCGCCGTACCAGATCCGAAAGACGTCGATGAAGGCTCTCGACAACATGACACCGAGCTGGCAGCAGGCTGACCCGGCAACCCAGATTAAGGCGTGGTTCCCGTTGGGCATCTCGCTGTTCGGAATCTATCCCCAACTCTCGATCGACTCGGATGTGACGATGGACTTCATCGTGAGCCCGGTCAACGAGTACAGGCCGTACACCGGCAACGAGGGAGTACCCTTCCAGAACGAGTTCACATCAGCCTTCCCGAAGTACGCCGCGGCGATGCTGCGCGCGAAGGAAGGTGGAGCCGAGGCCGAGGAAGCGGAGATTGTTTATAAGTCGTATATGTACGACATCAAGGACCTATCGGCCTTCCAGGGCCGTCTGGACGACCTCATCTTTACTGGAGCCTTCGGCGCGCAGGGCAAGCCAAACCCAAGAACTGCGGTATAGTTCTCGCATGCGGAGGGTTAATTATTCATGGAAGATTTCGCATTTGAGGAAGAGAATGCAGTTATGAGGCACCATCACAGGAAGCGGCTTGCGAGCGTGAAGCTCAGCTTTCTGACGAGGACCTACCTTCAACACCGATTTTGGCCGACATGGCCATTCAATGAGCGAGGGATTATGACGTTTGTATTGGGCGGCACGTCTCTGGTCGCAGGCCAGACGACAACGGCAGAACTGCAGGGTTTCGATCAGAACGGGTCTCCGATCGCAATCCCGGCAGGGTCGACTTATGCGTACTCAACCGACAATTCAGCGGTCGCGGCAGTAACGCTGAACGCGGACGGCATCACAGCGACGGTTACCGCAGATGCAGCCGGCACGGCGAACATCACTGGCACGGTGACCACGCCGGACGGCAAGACCTTCAGCGACACCCAGGCGGTAACAGTTACACCCGTGGTTCCGGTTCCGGTTCTTTCGAGCGTGAAGCTCGCGTTCGGATCGTAGTACAATCTCGGCAGGTTGACACTGCGACTCCTTTGAGGAACGAAGGCCGCTCAGAACTTGGGCGGCTTTCGTGTTATAGTCCACTTAACGATGCTGTGATCAAAGGGAGACAGGCTGCTCGAGTGGTTGGCGAGCAGCCTTTTCATGTTATAGTCTTGGTAACTTCTTTGGTGATGGAAACCTGCACGATAGCCATTCCAGTATTCGGGGAATGGCTTTTGTGCTATGGTCGCTTTAATTGATTCCTCCGTCGTATTCGGAAGAGCCGCCAGTGGTTGGGGCGGCTTTTCTCGTGGACGCCTAAGCTCAAGCGGCTGAGAATGATTGCATGCCAGTCGTTCAAGGTGTCGGATTCCTGATCGCAAACGATCTCCTGACGGATGCCAGCTACAAGCTGATTCAGAATCCGGTGAACCAGTCGGTTCCTGTGGGCGGCATCGGAGTCGGTTCGCAGACTGTTCCGGTTTGGGATGAAGCGATGTACGTGGGCGCGCAGCTTTGCGTGGGAACCACGGTAAGCACTCTTGAAGTGGTCACGATTACGGCTGTGGTTCCAGGGACCTCGTTCACCGCTGTTTTCGTGAACGCGCATCCAGCCGGCGAACCGATCGTCGGCGCCACGTTCCCCTACCGGGCCAATCAGGACCAGATATTCACTCAGGATGAAATGCTGACATACCTGTCTACGGCCGTAAACGACTTCCTTACGGCCTGCCCTCTGGTTTACAACATCGCGGATATCACCGTGCTGCCGACTGCGCAGAACGGCAATCTGCCCTCAGACTGCATGGTTCCGGAGCGCATGGCCGTGAACAACTACCCGCTGAGGGAAACGTCTCAGGCCAATCTCGACATGACGGACTACCGCTGGCAACTGAAGGCCGCCGTAGGGCCCAAGGTGTACTTCCGCGACAAGACCGGCTTGCTCCAGTTCGGGATTTGGCCGAGGGCGAACAACACGACGCCGATCGAGCTCGTGTACCAGCAGCGCCAGCCAGGCAAGATGGGACTGGGGGACGGGTTCCTGATCCCCGATCCGTTCCTGCTGTATCCCCTGTTCAAGACGCTCAGCTTCGCATATTCGAAGGACGGCGAGGGAAGGAATCCAGGGCTCGCGAAATACTTCCAAGCCCGCTACGAGTTCGGAGTCCGCATATCGAATATGTTTCTGGAAGCGATCGAGGATCCCAACCTGCAAATGGCCGAGCAATAAAAAACCCCGCTTTCGCGGGGATTTGTGGGCGGGCTCTCAGGAAGGGAACTTGTCACGGAACCCGGGTCCGGAGCAGCGCGCGTAGGCGGGGCCGCCCACAAAAAAATTATAGTCCACATTTTGCTATTGTCGGATTAAATCTGACGATTTATTCTGCGCAAGTCACGGAATCTGGGAGAACGGATTTTGCAGCGTGTTAGATCACGCACATCATCCCGTCTTCCGAGTGACGCGCTAACGTGTGTCTATTCCTGCCTTCGGAGGCAAGACGGTTGGTTCGCGGAACTCCATTACCGAAAAACAACGGTCCGCTTGAGGTTCACAGCTTACGGGCATTGGCACCGATAAAGCTGAGACGAGACGAAATTCCAGGCAACGAGTGGGTAGTTGATCCCATCACAGACGGCTGCGTCCTGGTCCCATGGGGATGAGGGCGTAGAACCCCTCTTTCAAAGACTAAGTCTCTCTCTGGTTTAAGAAGCTGTAAGACACACTAAGAATTCAGGGCCACTCTAGGGGTAGATCCCCGAGGGAAGGCCGTCCCTATGGCTGAATACTCCAAAATTTGGACCAACTTGGCATTGTTGCAAATCAGGTGTACTCTGCCAACATGAGTGAGAGAGTGGTAACGCCGGGTGATATTTTGTCGCTGATTTCTTTCTATGCGATTCCAAGTGCTCGTGCGGATGTGTCTGAGGGCGAACTTGATCGGCTGGAATACTTGGAACTGTTGCGATGCAAGGCACCACGGGATCAGGCTCGACCGAACGACTGGGAATGTACCGAGCGGGGAGCGGCGTACATCGAGATGCTGTGCGCAACCCCCTTGCCGGTTAACCGGTGGGTAGACCCGAGGCAACAGTGACGAAGCTAATCCGCTACGAAGGCATTCCGGTTACGGACGTCAAGGAGATGCCTCCGGAGGCCGAAGAGGCCAACGACGCCGAGCTGTACGATCTCCTTGCTTTCGACGTGGAAGGCTCGATTGGCATGACCAGCGAAACCCACAACTACGCAGTCCGTGAAGCATACCGGCGCGCATTGAGGAAGGTGAAAAATGGGTGAGACGACAGGAATCAGTTGGACGGATACCGCATGTTAAAAGGTTCGAAAATGTCCGACGAGGCAAAGGCTAGAATGCGCGCAGGCTGGGCTCTTCGTCGCGAACTCGGGTTACCGGGAAGCAGACTCGGACTAAGGCACTCTGCTGATACTAGGTCCATTATCAGCGAAAGGACAAAGTCGGCCACGCAGAGAGGGGAGTCTCATTATGCGTGGAAGGGTGGAACAAAGGTTAAGAGACAGGGAGACCGTGGAACGCCGGAGTATAGAGCTTGGAGATTGGCGGTTTTTAGTCGCGATGCATTCACCTGCCTGATCTGCACCGTATATACCGGAGGCGGGAATCTTGAGGCTCACCATTGTAAGAGTTACGCTGAATTTCCAGAGTTGCGATTCGACGTCGATAATGGTGTGACTCTCTGCAACTATCACCATCAAAGGGAGATTCACGACCGTGGGTAAAAACACAGGGATAGCGTGGACTGATAGTACATGGAACCCCTGGTGGGGTTGTACGAAAGTGTCCCCAGGCTGCGACAACTGCTACGCGGAGACATTCGACAAGCGGGTCGGCGGCGATCACTGGGGCAAGGGAGCGCCTCGCAGGACGTTCGGACTCAAGCACTGGGAGGAACCGCGGAAGTGGAACCACGAGGCTTCGAAGACCGGTAAGCAGCATAGGGTGTTCTGTGGATCGATGTGCGACATCATGGACGACGAAGCTCCGGAAGGGGCGCGAGAGCGTCTGTGGCAGTTGATCTTCGAGACTCCCTGCCTGACGTGGCAGCTTCTCACGAAGCGGCCTCAGCGGTATCACCGGTATCTTCCCAAGTCGTTTGTATTCGACAACGTGTGGCTGGGGACAACGTGCGAGGATCAGAAGTTCTACGACATCCGCTTGCCAATCGTCGCCGCAGACGCCATGGAAAGAGGGCTGAAGTTCTGGGTAAGCTACGAGCCAGCTCTCGGACCGGTTACGATGCGCAACCTCTCCATGCGTCCCGACTGGATCATCTTCGGAGGGGAGAGCGGACACGGTCGTAGGCCGATGGAAGAGAAGTGGGCTCGTGACCTGTTGGCCGAGTGCCAGGAGTTAAACATACCGTTCTTCATGAAGCAGTTCGGGGGATTGACTCCGAATGCCGGGAAGAAGCTCATTCCGGCCGATCTCTTGATTCACCAGTTCCCGGCAGGTGAACAATGAGAATGTCCGCTAGACGTATGGAGGCATTCAACCGCTTTCACATTAGATACAGACAACCCAACGGCATTGAGGGTCACGTCGGACCGTCTGTAACGATCTACCCAAAGCGGAAGTTGAACATCAAAGTTGAGCTAGAGATACCGCTGGATCTGATGCCCAGAGACGAGGCATTGTGGTCTGCAGTAGTTGCTCACCAGCTTCACGAAATCTCACTTGTGATCCTTAACGAAGAAAAGGGGCCGCCTGACGCGACCCCAATCCTTCCCCCAGCTTAGGCCGCCCTTGGCCTGATTCGCGGTCTCCCTGGATGGATGTGGAAGCTTTCAGGAACCGCAACCGGATCGAACACCTGTTTGTGGGTGATGCCGGCCAGAGTCATGATCATGCCGACATGCCGGTTGACGAACGACGGCCTTGACCTGGAGCTGAGGCGCCGGAACTGAAGGTCGAAGGCGTGAAACGCCGTTCTGGCTGACTTCTCGTGGTTGACCAGAGTCACCACTTTTCTTTGCGGTTTGCTTCCCCGCTCCAGATACTTGATCATCTCGCTCCGGTCATCTGTTTCCGGAGGAGGGTTCTTCTCGATAAACCGCTGCGAGATGTTGATCTTGAGTTCCTTCGCTACGGCCACTAGCGGCTTGGGGAGCCGCCTGTGGACTTTCTTGTATTCGTCTATGCGACGGTACGCCGTGGCGATCGAGAACTCGAGCTGCGTGCGGCAGTATTCCAGCCAGCGCTTTTCGGTCTTGACGATTCTGCGAACAGAGAAGAGGTTCTCTCCGGTTTCCATGCGAGATTCCTTCTCTCGCCCATACGCGGCATTGGCGGCCTCAGTCGCCTTCCGCATAGTTGACTGGTCATCCTGCTCAAGCTCTTCCCAGAAGGAAAGCTTCTCCAACGGGACAGCTTCAGCTCCTTTTCTTAGCATTTTCAGATCCTCCGTTTTCCCGCAAGGGATTGATAGGCTTGGAACCGTTCTGTTGGCAGAAGGTTGTTTTCCACATAGCAAATTGTTATGAATGACATATTTAGGCTAGGGAAAACCCTAGCTCCACACAAAAATCTGCCAACATGATATTCTCACCCTGAGAAACGAAAAAATGGGGAACTGATGGGCTCGAAACCGATTCCTTGCCTTCTTCTCGGCGACAATCCAGCAGGCTCAACCGGCATGGGCCGGGTACTCCGCGAAGTCGGTATCCGGATGTTCAACATGCAGGACGCCGACGAGGCCACTTTCCGGATTGGGTCCTATACGCTCGGCGGCAACACTTCGCTGCGCTTCCCCTGGCAGCAGTACATCATCACCGAGATGAAAGGTTGGACTCTTCCAGGTCTTCCGGACATCTGGGAGGACTTTGCTGGGGGCGATGAAGGCATCATCCTGACGATCTGGAACATAAGTTGGCTGCACTGGCTGACGCGGCCTACGATCCTCCCAGAAGGTCCGCTGCGCTCGTTTCTTCAGACAGGAAGGGTGAAGGTCTGGTCGTACATTCCTATCGACTCGGTAGGCCCAGGCGGGAGGGTTTCACGCGAAGAAGGTCGAACGATCCAAATGTGCGATCGCTACGTGGCCTACACGGGCTGGGGTGCAAAAATAATCGAAGCGACCATCGAGTCCGTCCAGCCAAAGTTCAGAGAGGTTAAGGCTCCCCCGGTTCCTAAATGCTATGCCCTCCCCCACGGAACCGATGGATCGATCTTCTTCAAGCGGGATCGGCAGGAATCGCGCAACACGTTCACAGCCCGTCTAGTTCGGGAAGAGAAGCCGTACAGGCTCGACCCGGAGGCGTTTCTGATCGGCGTCAATGCCACAAACACTCCCCGTAAAGACTGGGGTCTTGCCTTCCAAACCGTTTCAATCCTTGAACGGGTGGGAATGAAGGTTGGACTCTTAGCCCACACGAACAAACTTCAGGACGGAGCCTGGGACTTGATTGAGCTCCATAAGGCCATGGGTCTCTACGGGAGAGTCATATTTACGGATCGGGACTTTACCGATGAAGAGATGTCATGGTGGTACGCGGCTTGCGACTGCACTCTGGGGATCGGAGCTGGCGAAGGCTGGGGACTTCCAATGAGCGAGAGCCTTGCCTGTGGCGTCCCGGTTCTGACCGTGGATTATGCCGGCGCTCTCGAATTCGTCGCGAAGTCGAATCGCATTGTGGCCGATGCCTGGCGATACGAAAACATGAATCTACGGCCCGTTTCAGATCCCAACAAGTGGGCCGGAAGAATTATTGATCTAAAAGATTGTCCCGATAAGTTTCAGCGAAATCTGGACGAACGTTTGTTCTGGGAAACCGGGGCATGGGAGACTTGGGAAAAATGGCTCAGGGAGGGTTTGAAGTGAACGCCGTCGCTATCACCGCGTACAACAACCTCGAGCTTACCCAGAAGGCCGTAGAGAGCGTCTGCAAGCAGGACATTCCCGTTGACCTATGGCTCATCAACAACGGCAGCACGGACGGGACCCAGGAATGGTTTGAGTGGTTCGCGTACAAGACCGATATTTCGGTGCAAATCGTCAGGGAGGAGAAGAACCGCTCTCCGATTGCCCTAGCTAATGAAGTTCTCCCAGAAATATTTAAGAAGCACGACTACGTCCTGGGAGTCTGCAACGACACGGCCATCCCCACGAACCTTTACAGCCAGCTCCTTCGCTTCCCGCGCGGCATGGTCGCGGCCCACATGGACTGTCCGGTTGAAGACCCTCCCCCATGCATCGCCAAAATGATCCACGAAGACCCCCATTTCTCGGTAATGCTCCTTAGGAAATGGGCGCACGATGCGATCAAAGAAGCCTACGGATCGTACTATGATGAGCGCTATTTCATGTACGCCTCGGACTGCGATCTGAAGATGCGGATGAGGGAAGTGGGAATCCGCGGCTGCCAGACCGATATTCAGTGCTGGCACTGGGGTTCGGCGGCGTGGCGCCACCCAAGCGTTCCTGAAAGCGAACGCAGGGAAATGCTTGCCCAGGCCGATCTGGACCGTGATACCTTCAAGCTCATCTGGGGATTTGCCATCGGCTCTGAGGAGTACGATCGAAGAATACGAGGATAGCCATGGAGCCAGTTTCGCCGGTAATGCCTGGGTCTCAGCCGATAGAGAAGGTCTACGGCGAACAGCAGCAGGAGTACATCCCGCTTCCAGCCGTGTATCTCAACACGGAAGAGAAGATATGGAAAGTGTGGGCCGGTCACACGCGACTTGCCGAAGTGGTCGCTATCAAGCGGCCATCGCAGCCGGTCCTGTCCCGCTGGAGGCTCACGGACGAAGAGCGGAAGGCAATCGCGGAAGGTGCGGATGTGGTCCTAACCCTGCTGACCTTCGGAACGCCGCTTGCTCCCAGTCATCTTCAAGTTGTGAAACCTGACGAGATGCCGCTGCTCGTGGAGGAACCGTGAGCGAAGAGAGAGTCATGCTGACAGAGAGCTACTACCGTTCACCGAGCGGAGAAGTGCGTGTACGGCTCTCGATCGGCGAGCAGATTGTCATGGACAGTCTTGCTTTCTCGTTCTGGTTCAACGTAACCAGGCCTACGTTCCTCCGCCCGTACTTCGACCCGAATGCTAAATACGCATGGTGGGACGGCTCCTGTCTTTGCAAGGCTCTGGTCAAGGAAGGGCCGAAAGCGCTGATTCATGTAGCGCGGTGATTTTCTGGCGGCTATTCTAGCCGCATGCCGGATCAGGTGTATCGCGAGTTCCCGTTTCTGTTTCGTTCCAAAGGTATACAGGCCCGACCTGCGGACGATACGCTCGATCCCGAATCCTATCTGAATCTCGACAACCTCGAAGAGCTTGCCGAGAACTCGTTCTCTCAGCGCCTCGGCAGTACTCTTCTCAACAAATCCGGAACCGTACCGAAACCCCTTCCCGGGCTCGTACACTCAATCTTCAAGCTGGGAGGGCTGGCTGGACAGACCTGGCGCTACGGCGGAGCTGGAACCGGGCTCTTCCGCCAGACCGGACCCGGGCCTGCAGCTTACAGCCAAATCTCCAGCACCATGAGCGGCCAGCCGTGGATGGCCGCGATCTACCGGCCAGACCTTTCGAGCGCTCCGACTATGTTCATCGCCGACGCGGCGGGGATGATCAAGGACAACGGCAGCTACGCGACTCCCCAGCAGAACGGAATCTTTCAGCCGCAGTACCCCGCGATCGCACAGGCCCAGGCGCCGGATGAGATCATTCTCGACAACTACACCGGCACGACTGCCGATTACACTCTGACCGGAGTAGTCACCCCATCGATCCTGAATTACTTCTCGACGCCGCTGACTTCTGCGGCGGCTATCGGCGTGAATGCCGTGTCGGTTGCCAACCCGGCAATGCTCTTCCCGTTCCAGCTAGTGACAATTGGAGCTGAAACGGTAATCGTTCTTCAGGTGACCTCCACCGGGTTCATCGCGGAGTTCACGGCGACTCACCCCATAGGGGCCATCGTCACGGGCCGCGCGCTGCAGGCAACCGTCCCGGCGAGCACCACGGCAACCGTGGCCAAGTCCTTTGGCGGAACGCCTATCTCTGCGTGGCCGACGACGCTTGCCCAGGCCGACTACATCGGCATCCTGATGCAAATAAGCGACCCGACGCAAATCAACTCGGTGACCATCAAGTTCGACTGCGGGGACGGGTCCTTCAATACCGACTATTTCTACAAGGTCATCGCTCAGGGTCCGCTTCAAAACCTGCTGAACACGGTGAACCAGCCGGCTACGGCCGCGACCGACGCAATCCTCTCGGACGCGATCGGAGTCTACAGCAACGATGCCAGCGGAATTGCCGGGCTAAACAGCGGCCTGAATAGCTGGACGCCGTTCCTGTTCCAACTTTCCGACTTTGCCGGAAGCGGTCGCGCCGACTTCTCGGATCCCGTCTTCAACTGGCAAAACGTCAATGGCTACCAGATCACGATTGTCACGAACGACCAGACCTCGGTGACGATCACCGTGGCCTCCCTGTTGCTGTTCGGAGGAGCTGGTCCAGATTCACTCGGCGGCGTGGCCTACGACTACCGCTGGACGTTCTACAACGCGAACGACGGCACAGAGTCGAACGGCTCAGCCGAAATGACGAACGTCAACTACCCGTCAAACACGAACTGGGTCACACCGCGGCGACAGCCGATTCAGGTTTCGATGACACTCACGGCCTTCGGGCCGGGAAACATCAATTACGTCGATACCCAGATCACGCATGCCCGCCTCTACCGAAAGGGAGGAACTCTCGGGGACAACTGGCGAAGGGTCGACACGATTCCGATCAATATTGGACTGGGCGGAACGATCAATTATCTGGACACGAGTTCGGACGCCGACATTCAGGGCTCAGACTTCCTCTCGCTTGTGAACGATGTTCCGGTAACCAGCGATCTTACAGACCCAGTCAACACGACACTTATAAACGCGATCAGCACTACGAACCAGGTGGTCAGTGTGACGCCGGTCTCGATGGCGAATATCTCGGTTCGGCAGCTTGTGACCTTGGGGACGCCGACAGCCATCCAGAACAACTTCGAAACCGTGATCGTGCAGGAAGTATTCGGCGACCACTTCACGGCCTTCGTGCAGAATACCCATCTTGCCAACGAACCCGTGATGGCGGTCGCTCAGATCGGTTTGCCGGTGACCATCATCGCCGAGGCGTACGGGCAGATGTGGTACGCGGGGGACAAGAACAACCCGCACTTTCTCTACTGGAGCACCAAGAACAACCCGCAGGCCGTGGGAGCCGCGAACAACATCGAGGTAGGAACCCCGGATGACCCGATTACTTGCGTCATTAAGATCAAAGGCAACCTCTTCGTCTCAACTCGTAAATTCTGGTGGGCTATTGCGCCAGGGACGAACGCGAACGGAAGCCCAACGGTCTACCCTACGGCCGCAAAGTTCGGCTGCGTGGCTCCGCACGGCTTCATCCTCACCGAGGCGGGAGTCTACTACCAGGCGATCGACGGGATCCGCTTCTTTGCCGGCGGAGAGTCCACGTACCTTACCCAAGATGTCGAGTTCATCTGGCAAGGCATCGGCCAAACGCCGATCGTAGAGGCCGACCAGACTCAACTATCGAGCACCGTGGGCGCGTACTGGAACAACATGCTGTTCTTCAGCTATATCGGTGTTGACGGAAACCGTCACCGCCAGATCGCGCACACCCAGTACAAGCGCTGGAGGAATGACGATGCGGACGCTCAGTGTATCTTCCTTGAAGATGACGTCAACTACCTGACTTACGGAGATTCTTTCGGGTCTATCCACCTTGACCGGCAGAACCTCGGCTACGACGAACAGCCGAGCGTGGACGGGCTGTCGATCATTCATTCTCCAATCGCCATCGATCTCCAATCCGGCTATCAGAACCAGGGCATGCCGGATATTCAAAAGAACTACAACGAGCTGACGATTGACGCTAACACCAACGGAGAGACCCTGACGGCCACGCTGCTCTTTGACGACGGGGAAACCACTGAAGTCATCGGAACGTTCTCGTCAACCGAGCGAGAAAAGATCAACTTCACTCTCAACGCGGGAGACGGCTTCGACTTCTACAAGTGCTCACTCCAAATCACCGGGAGCTGCACGGCGCGCGTGTACCTGTGGCAGTGCTCGATCAGGGCAATCCCTCTCGCGAAGACGCGGAAGAGCTTCGATACCTATTGGTTGTCTCAAGGAAGCACAGATTGTAAATTCGCGCGAGACTCTTTCTATGAATACACGTCAACAGCACCTATCACCGTTCGCGTCTCGTATGATGGGGCTAACGCGCCTAGATTTACATTCACACTGCCTTCCACGGGGGGTATACGCCAATCGATGCGGCAAAGATTGCCGGCGGTTCTATATCGCATGATTCGGATAGTTGGCACTTCAGATGAGGATTTCCAGTTGTGGGAAGAGACGTGTATTTGGTTTAAGGTCGTTTGTGTCGGGCGTGGGTATGAAAAAACTATGCTTGTCCCAAACTGAAATGGATTTAGAATAAGGGTGTCAGGTGTTGTAGCACCGGACGAAGCCTACCCGCTTACAGGAGCGAGCATGACACCCTCCGAAAACACTGTACCACTCCCATTCAAACTATGTCGCAACGGACTTCATTTCTACAGCAGAGATCTGAAGGGTTGCCCAGAATGCAAGCGAGAAAGTTCTAGAAGGAATTGGAAGAAGAACGGTGATCGGTGGCTCACAAACTATAGAGCAAAAGTAACATCCACCCCTGAGGCTCATGCGGCTTACAGGAAACGAATTAAGGAATGGCACGAGGCGCATCGCGAGGAAAGCAAAAAGAAGCGAGCGGATAGGTACTGGGAAGATCCTGAAAAGAGAAGGCAGGAGTCTAGGAACTATTGTTCGCAGCACCCTGAGCGAGGTGTTTGGAGGATGATGATCAGAAGATGTTGTCATCCGAGCGCAAATAGATACCTGGATTATGGTGGACGCGGAATACGTGTATGCCATCGTTGGATGGGCACTGATGGATACGCGAACTTTCTGCTTGATATGGGAAAACGGCCGTCTCCCGGTCACCAACTCGATAGAATAAATAACGATGGGGACTATGAACCTTCCAACTGTCGATGGGCGACACGAAAAGAGCAGGCGCGTAATCGCCGGAACAACTATTTGATAACCATCGATGGACAAACCAGGTGTCTCTTAGAGTGGTCAGATATAAGCGGTCTAAAGTACGGGTTGATCCGGGACCGCATTGAGGTTTTAGGCTGGGATGAAAAACGTGCAGTATTCACTCCCGCAAGAGTTATCCGCCGACCGAATTGACGCCACCTGCAACATAGGCTACTGTTGTTGTGAACCGGGGTAGCGCAGTGGCAGCGCGGAGGGCTCATAACTCTCAGGTCGCGGGTTCGAGTCCCGCCCCCGGAACCAAGATTCCACCGAGAGGGCAGTCGTGGCCTCCCTGCAAAGTACCGCAGAAACACGACACTTGAGGCGAAATTCGAGCAGGATTGCGCTCCTCAGATACGTTGGAAGGAGCCTCCCGCAAGGGACTAGCGAGCATCCGTTAGAGAAAGAGCTAAGACGTATGCCGACGAGTAGCCGGAGTTCAAGGCCCGTACAGCGCAGTACCCGGCGGTGATGATGCAGCCGCCGGTTTTATTTGGAGGGTCAATGGATCACTTTGGAATCGGCAACGCCATCAGGGCCGTGGCCGAGATTTACTTCCGTTCTTGCCGTCGAACCGGTAGAACCACAACACTCCTTGAGTCGGTCAAGGACGGAGACAGAGTGGTTTTTGTTGACGTGATGCAGGCCGACAGATTCCGGCGTCTATGCATCGAGCGGAAGCTCAGAGTAGACTGCATTGTCATTGATCCCCAAAAACCGTATCACCTTATGCATCAACGGATGTCGTTAGGAAGAACGATATTCGACCATGTATGGGTCGAACAGTTTTACCTGAATCGGATTTCTGAATGCGAAGCGGAGATTGACCGGATGCAGAAAGATTCTTCCGGATTCGGTACTCCCCACATTGAAACAAGGCGTAAGGCTGAAGAGATTTCGAAGTGGAGCCTATGAACCGCCGATCATTCCTTAAGTCGCTTGCCGGTGCAGTGGTCACGGCGGTTGCCAAACCGGCGGTGTTCCTAGATCCCGGTCCAGACCTTGAAACCATTAGGCACTTGGCCTTCGAGGACTTCTACTACTTTGCGGCGAATGTCATTGTGGTCAACCCGCGGATGAACTTCAAGTTGTCCGGATTCACGGTTCCGGAAGAACCGTGATATGATCCTGCCAACAGCCAGTCCTGTCAAATTGTCTGCGTAGCTGCATCCTACCCCAATTTACCCTCTGAGCTGACCATTAAATTCCTGCTGTGTACGGCTGGCAAGAATAGGGCCGTGGCGGAATCCACGGCCTTTTACCCTATTTGCAACATACATGCTATTCTTCCCTCGTGCCTCTCCCGAATCAACTCCCGAAGCGCAACTTTGACGGAGTCGACCCCGACTTCCAGCAGTGGTTGAACCAGCTTACGGATACGATCAACTATCATTCCGGATACAACGGTGAAATCGAGTTCGCCGACCACATCAACATGAAGGGAAAGAACATCAAGGGAGTCGGCGCTCCAGTCGATCCTGACGATGTCATCTCGAGCGCAATCGCATCCAGCCGGTATTCGGCAGCCGCTCTGGCTCCGCAGCTTGAATCGAACCAGGCGACTCCGCTCAAGAGCTACCGGCAGATGAACAACAAGACCCAGCGGGAACAGCAGTCAAGCTGGCTCAACGACTTGATGAGCGCTCCCCCTTCGGCCAACAATCTCTTTCCTACGATCACCAACGTCTCCGGAGGAGTGCAGGTTTCCCTGCCCTCGGGCATCTTCCAGTTCGCCGACGGAACCTCGGTGAAGCTGCAGGGCCGAACGGACCTTCTTTCCCTACCGGCCCAGTACGCGATCACGTCGCTTGCCGTTTCGGGAGGCGTCGTCACGTACAACGGAGCCGCTACGGGGCTTGTGGCCGGTGAGATCATGACAGTCGCCCCGGCGACTAATCCGAGCTATGCAGGAACGTTCCAGATCATCTCTTCGTCCTCGGGCGGGGCGGTGCTTGAGTGGCAGGATCCAGGGGCCTCGGGAACCGAGACCAGCGGCAACATTCAGGTGAACGGGGTGTATTACTACGCCGTCAAGAAGCGGACGACGTTTGTAAGCCTCTTGGGTCCGTTCGCGGCCGACACGCTTCAGAACCGGCTGCAGGTGAACTTTGACGGCTTCGCGATCGTGGCCGTGGTAGTGGTCACGGCTTCCGGAGGACAGGTCGCTCAGTCGGGCGGCGGCGGAAGCCCGATTGTAGGAAGCCCGACGGCCGGAAGTTTCTTCTGAGTCCAAATTTTGGAGTAACCATGGAAGCCAAGATCATCGTCAAAGACGTCCAGGTACACTCGGAAACCGGCTACGTGACCTATCACATCTACTCGGTTTCCCAGCTCGACGGCGTGACGTACGAAGGCCCGATAAAGCAGTACGGCATCGACGCACAGATGCTCCGAGACCGCTACAACGGGAGCCTTGAGCAGTTCGAAGCACACGTCAAGCAGCAACACGCGCATTTGATGGGAGTGCACAAGGGGCTCGTGGCCCAGGCGATGAGCCGGAAAGGCAAAGAGCTATGACCCAACTCTGGGAGTACATGACCGACAAGGCCGTCGTGATGCCGTTCACCGAAGGCTCTCAGGTCTACCGCGACGGCATGCTCTCGCATCTCTACTACGAGACGCAGTCCGCTGGACGGCTTTCGCTTGTCTTCTGTGGTGACGTTCCAACCCACGACGAATTCATTCGCATGTTCGCTCCCGATAAGAAGGTTCTTCAAGTGCTCTGCGAAGTGGACGAAAAGAAGGACCTGAAGCCGGTTGGATACTGCTGGGTTGAGATGCCGAAAGGCGTGGACAACGAGCGCGCGGCCCTGTGTGGATTCGCGTTCTTTAAGCCGAGCCGACAGGTCTTCAATCTAGGCATGCTCGGCATCGCTTACTGGATGACCGGCCTCAAGATCAACGTCATTCACGGCGTTATGCTTGCCGAAAACAAGATGGCGATCAAATACGCCGAAAAGCTGGGATTTGTCCCTACCGCAATCGTTCCAAAGTTTCACTTCCACAACGGCAAGCTCGTTTCGGCCCTCGTGGCCACACTCGACATCATTGACTTTCTACCAGTCTTCCGAGCGTGGGCGGCGAAGAATGGTGTGGCAGTGCCAGAATAATCAGGCCGAACGGGCGAACTCTCCAAAACGCTTCTTCGCCTCGATTATGTATGCCTCGTGCGCTAATTCTGGAGCGGCAAAATAGCCGATCAAGATTTGTTTTCTGTCCACCGTTATTCGTGCCCTGTACGGATGCAACGCAGACGCCTTCTTATCGATACTGACGCCCTTGAGCCCTATGTTGTTATAGGTCTTCATAGCAGAATTCCACGAGTTTTGCGTGCAAGTGGCAATCCGAATGTTGCTCCGGCGATTATCCAGTGTTGCGGTATTGTCAGCATGGTCACCCTGCCTCTTGTCCCCAAAATGCAATCCAAGAAGATAGCGGTGCATGAGAATCTGTCGGCGCTTCCCGTCCTTCATGGATGATTTTCGAACGGCATAGAACTTGCCTTTGGTTTTCATTGCGTACCACTTGAAACGGCTGACAAGCGGATAGTCTTCAGGGCTCACAAGAGCCGAAAGTCCGCGAGTGAGTGGGATCGTGAAATACTCTTCCGAGAGGGGTGTCATATCGGACTAGCCTCCGATGTTGGTGTGAGCCGGGTGTTAGAGCACCCGACACCCCTATTCTAATAGTCTTCAGCACAATCGTATGGAAATAATCGATTGAGAGCGGTAGCCTCATTGGGAGAGAGCGAGGTACACTCCAATCGGAAAACCAAGCGGGGAGAGCGATTACCTCCAACAAGCACAGGCGAACCTCGCCAACGTGATGTCAGCCACGGGCCAGCAGTCGGCCAAAGAGGGCTCGACGCTCTTCAATCTGTCACTCCCAGGGCTCGAAAAGGCCACTTCGTACTACGGCAAACTCTCCTCGGGTGACCCGGCAGCACTCGCAAGAGCCAACGCGCCGGCCATCCAGCAAATCACTTCCGAATCGAACAAGGCGAAGCAG